AATCACATTATGTCAGTTACACGCATATTATTTAATCATGGTGTGCGAGAAGAGTTGTGTCAGCTTAATCCTTTCGCTAACGTGCGTAGGAGAACCGTAGAGAGACGTAAGACTGTTTGGGGTAGGGACGATGTACAGAAGCTACTGACGGTAGCCTACAGCGATTTTAGCACCCGTAACATAGGTCTTATCGCTCACATGGCATATGAATGGTGCCAACGTCTGGGTGATATGCGGATGCTTACATGGGATAACATAGACTTTGATACACATACAGTACACATCGAACAGTCTAAGCGTCATGCAGATGTACACCTACCTATATCAGATGATTTGTTTGGTATGTTACAACAACAAGAGGCAGACTTTGGCTTTCAACCGTATGTTGCACCCCGCCCTAACTCATACAGGGGTGAATACATACCGTACTCATTACACAAGTTACCTCTGCATGGCAGAGAATTGATGAATGCTGCGGGATTACCTAAAGAGTTACGTTTGTCAGACCTAAGACGCACAGGTGTTACAGAAATGGTTGAGGCAGGTGTCGGAATGCCAGCAATAATGTCGGTTACAGGACATGCTTCACCTAACTCTGTTAAGCCTTATTTAAAAAATACTTTAAAAAGTGCAGAATTGGCCTTGACGACTAGACGAAATACATGATATAAGCATACAACTGCCGCAACGAAAGTGATACATATAAGTGTTATTATATATAATATTATATACATATAATAATACACTTACAGTGAGAGGAATACACATATGAGATTTAACCCTAATGATTATGACATACCTGTAGGACATACAAAGCGTATGAACTGCCCACTATGTAAATCTAAGAATACATTCTCTGTGACTAATAACATGGGCAGTCTCGTATGGAATTGCTATAAGGCTTCTTGTACAGAGAGTGGTGGCACTCGTGTCATGTTAACTGTAGAAGATATCAAGAAGAACTTTCGTGGGGGTACACAAGCAGTAGAAGAAGACTTTGTGCTACCTGAGTACATCATACCTCATCAAGGACACTCAGCGGTGCTTAAATGGGCATCTAGGTGGGGTTTAGATGCAGATGAACTAGACCTCATGTACGATGTCAAAGAAGATAGGGTGGTATTCCCTGTGATACATGATGGTGTTATGGTAGATGCTACGGGACGTTCACTAGGTAAGCTACTACCTAAATGGAAAAGGTATGGAAAAAATGGCTTGCCCTACATTCATGGTTATGGTAGGGTGGCAGTGTTAGTAGAGGATTGCGTTTCAGCCGCTGTTGTTGGTTCAGCGTCCTTTGTCGGGGTTGCGCTTTTGGGAACATCTCTCGCCCAATCGCACAAAAGTTTTGTCTCGCAATTCTCTACTGCCATCATTGCTTTAGACCCAGACGCACTACCTAAAGCATTGTCAATGGCAAAAGAACTGAGAGGGTATGTGTCAGATGTGAAAGTATTGAGGCTGACAGACGATTTAAAATACCGTAAGGAAATAGACTTAACCAACTTAACCAATATGATTTAGGAGAATACACATGGAATTATCATTAATACGAAGTTTGATGGACAAGGAGTTCTATACTGAACACCGTGGCGCACGTTGCCCTGACAGATTGTTCAGTGCTGATGTGCGTAAGATTAAGACAGCTATTGATACAGCTATGGATAGGTATGAGCGTAGCGTGACACCAGATGAGATTGAAGCATTGTTCTTATCTAATAATCCGACTATGACTACAGCGCAGAAGCAAGCCTACTCAGCATTGTTCAATACCATTAAGAAAGAAACACCTATGGGTAGTGACATCGCACAAGAGGTGCTGTCTAAACTATTCCAGCAAGTAGTGGGTGAAGACATTGCCAACTTAGGCTTTGACTATGTGAATGGTGACAAGACTAACCTTGAGCCTTTACGTAATATACTTGAACAGTACGGGGATGACTTCACACCTAATCTAAGTATTGAGTGGGATGACATCGACATGGAGACACTGCTTGAGCGTAATGACCTTGAGGCACGTTGGACATTCAACATTGCCAGCCTTACACGTAAGGTTGAGGGTGTTAACGCAGGTCACTTGATTGAGATTGGTGCCAGACCTAATACAGGTAAGACATCCTTCCATGCCTCTCTCATAGCGTCACCAAATGGCTTTGCTTCACAAGGTGCTAACTGCATCATCCTCTGTAATGAGGAAGGTTATCACCGTGTGGGTGCCAGATACCTGACAGCGGCTACTGGTATGACTATGCAGGAAGTTAAAGCTAACCCATCTAAGGCACGTGACTTGTATGCACCTGTTAAGGAACGTATCAAGATTAAAGATGCTACAGGCCGTGACATGGCATGGGTTGAGTCTGTGTGTAAGGCATACAAGCCTGATGTAGTACTACTGGACATGGGTGATAAGTTTGCCAAGGGTGGCTATGCTAGACAAGATGAGTCACTAAAGGCTAACGCAGTACACGCCAGACAGATTGCTAAACAGCATGAGTGTGCTGTGTTCTACATGTCTCAGCTATCAGCAGAGGCAGAGGGTAAGGTTCTACTGAACCAGTCTATGATGGAAGGCTCACGTACAGGTAAGGCGGCAGAAGCTGACCTCATGGTACTGATTGCTAAGAACCCTGTTGTCGATGGTGCAGAAGAAGAAGATACACAACGTCACTTGAACGTGGTGAAAAACAAATTGTCTGGATGGCATGGTGTTGTACACTGTGAACTAGACTACAAGACAGCGAGGTATACCGCATGAAGTTAGTTCTTGACGTAGAGAATACAACAGTTACAAGGAACGGTAAGCTACACCTTGACCCATTTGAGCCAGAGAACTCATTGACTATGGTGGGTATGCTAGATGACCAAGGTAATGAATGTCTACTTACGTTTGACCACAGTGAAGTTGAGGCAGACAAAGACGGACACACTACAGTGCAGGAGTGGTTAGACAGGACTACTGTGCTAATATGCCATAACACATCTCACGACTTGATGTGGCTATGGGAATCAGGCTTTACATATGATGGCCCTGTCTTTGACACTATGCTGGCAGAGTATGTATTGCAGCGTGGTGTTAAGGAACCACTATCTCTTGAGGCTTGTGCTGAACGGTATGAGTTAGACACTAAGAAGCAGGACACACTGAAGGAGTATTTCAAGAAGGGCTATACCACTCGTGAGATACCACACGCTGAGTTATCTGAGTATCTTAGTGCTGACCTACATGCTACACAGCAACTAACTGATAAACTGATAATACGTCTAAATACACAAGAGAGTGCATCACTTATGAATACTGTTGTTCTAACTAATGAAGTAGCAGTATGTCTGGCACGTATCTACCAGCGTGGGTTTGCTGTTGATATATCTAAGTTAGATGAAGTGCGTAGTGAGTTTGAGAATGAGCGTGATGTCCTTGTGAAGGAACTGCAGTCACAAGTACGTAAGGTAATGGGTGATACCCCTATCAATCTCAACAGCCCTGAACAGTTGTCATGGGTTATCTATGGTCGTAAGGTTACGGATAAGCCTGAATGGTCAAGTAAGATTGACCCTTATATGAATGATGGTGAGTTTAGAAGTATGATGCTACAGGGTACAGAAAGGCTATATCGCACCAAAGCAAAGCAGTGTACGGATTGTAGTGGCACTGGTTATATACGTAAGACTAAGATTAATGGGGAACCATTTGCTAAACCAAGTAGATGTAATGTTTGTCACACAGCAGGGTATTTGTTTATACCAACAGATACATTGGCTGGGTTCAAGTTCAAGCCACCGTCTGCTAAGTGGTTGAGTGCAAATGGTTTTTCTACAAGCAAGGGCAACCTTGAACTACTTGAAGGTGCGGCTAAGTCTAAGGGTATGGACGATGCTGTAACTTTCTTATCTAAGGTTAGGCGACTTAATGCTGTTGATGTGTACCTCTCATCTTTCGTGGAAGGCATACGCAACTTCACTAAGCAGGATGGCAAGTTACATGTGCAACTACTACAACACCGCACTGCAACTGGTCGCTTCTCAGGTGCTAATCCTAACATGCAGAACATGCCTCGTGGCGGCACGTTTCCTGTAAAGAAAGTATTCGTGTCACGATGGGATGGTGGTAAGGTTCTTGAGGCTGACATGGCACAGCTAGAGTTTCGTACTGCCGCATTTTTATCACAAGATGGAGTTGCAATTGAAGAAGTATCTACTGGGTTTGATGTACACTCATACACCGCTAAAGTTATTACCGATGCTGGTCAGCCTACGAGTAGACAGGATGCGAAGGCGCACACTTTTGCCCCGCTTTATGGGGCGACAGGGTACGGAAGAACACCTGCAGAAGCGGCGTACTACCAACACTTTACAGACAAGTACAAGGGAGTCGCAGCTTGGCATTCCAGACTGGCTAAAGAAGCTATAGAGACACACAAGATTACAACACCTAGTGGGCGTGAGTTCTCATTCCCTGACGTTGTTCGTAAAGCTAGTGGTCGTGTGTCTTTCTTTACTCAGATAAAGAATTACCCTGTGCAATCATTCGCTACAGCAGACATCGTACCTATTGCATTGTTGCATGTAGATAGCTTGCTAAAGGGTATGCAGTCGTGTATAGTAAATTCTGTTCACGACAGTATCGTTATTGATGTACATCCTGATGAAGAAGTACAGGTTATCAAAGTCATAGACGATACTAATAAAGTGCTAAATGAATTAATCACGTTACGCTGGGGTATAGACTTTAATGTACCCCTATTATTAGAGTCAAAAATAGGTGATAATTGGCTTGACACAAAGGACGTAGCGTGATATAACTACCAACCATTCGACAAATAATGAAGGAGTTCAAACATGACAGACTTAACTACTATGGATACCAATAACTATGCTGCAATGGCTAAACTTATGGGTGTCGCTAATGAAAAGCCCTCATCAGGGGGCAACAGTTTGGCACGATTACGTATTAGCCATGCACCTATTATGGGTTCAGCAGAGGTGAACGGTAAGAAGGTCAATGTAGAAGTTGTAGAAGGTGGCGCATACAAACTGGAAATACCAGATGGCCCTACTTATTACGCTTCATCCATCCAAGTTAGAACCTTTATGCAACGCTTCATGTATAAGCGTTATGTACAGGGTGCTAATGGTGCACCTAATCGGTTCATTAAATCACTAATGACTGATGATGCTAAGATGGAATACGACTTGAAAGATAATGATGGTGGCTTCAACTGTGGTAAACCCGCTGGCTACATCAAAGACTTCAAGGCATTACCAGAGAAGACACAAGCACTGCTTAAAGCTATTAAGCGTGTACGTGCTATCTTCGGTGAAGTCACGATGATTAACCCAACTAATGAAAAAGGTGAGTCAGTAGATGTACCGACTACATCATTCATCTGGGAAGTTGATAATCGTGATGCATACAAAGAGATGGGTACATGCTACGCTACGTTAGCTAAGATGCAACGCTTACCTACTCAGCACATGGTTACACTTACAAGTGATGAGCGTAAGATACCTACAGGTGCTTCTTACTTTGTTCCTGTGTCTTCGGTTAACTTAGCTGAGTCACTAGACATGACTAAGGATGACCAGTCTTTGTTCTCTGACTTTGTGTCTTGGGTTGACAACTACAACAACTACGTTCTTAAATCATGGACGGATAAAGCAGTAGACAAGATGGATGATGATGACATTGACGTAATAGATGACATCGTTGACATCGAAATTGAAGACGAGGTAGCATAATGAATCACCCTGCTGAACTGGCGTTGCATCAATACATGACGGATGCAGTTAACGGTAAGTCTACGATGGCTGAAGATACTATTAATCAAGTAGCTTTAGATGTTGCAGATGCACTGTCACGCCAGTTCGGTAAGGGGAAATCAAGAGATGCCTTCCGGTTACGTATGTCAAATCTTGGTCGGCCTACTTGCCAGCTATGGTATGACAAGAACAAGCCGGAAGTCGCTCTTCCCTTACCGACTACTTTTATGATGAACATGATGCTTGGCGATATCGTTGAGGCAGTGTTTAAAGGTTTGATGAAAGAGGCAGGAGTAAATTATGAAGATGGTGAACACGTTACTTTGGAACTGGATGATGGCACATCCATTAATGGAACATACGATATTGTTGTTGACGGTGCTGTTGACGATGTTAAGTCAGCATCTAACTGGTCTTACACAAATAAGTTTGAGTCCTATGATACACTAGCTAAAGGCGACAGCTTTGGTTATGTATCTCAGCTTGCTGGTTATGCGAAAGCATCAGGCAAGAAAGTAGGTGGCTGGTGGGTAGTGAACAAGGCTAATGGTGCGTTCAAGTATGTACCTGCAAACAACCTTGACTTAGATACTGAGATAGCTAAGATACAGAAGACAGTAGAAACAGTAGATAACAATAAGTTTGAACGCTGTTTTGAGCCTGTACCTGAAACCTTTAGAGGTAAAGAGACAGGAAACAAAGTACTGAATAATGGCTGTAAGTTCTGTGCATACAGATTTGATTGTTGGGATAATCTTACTGAACAACCTGCTGTAATGTCTAAGGCTAAAGTACCGCCTGTTACTGCATATATCGGAGAAGTAATTGAACCATAAGGCAACAAGAGCCGCTAAGAAGTATGGGTATCGTAGCGGGTTAGAACACAAACTCTCTGTCTATCTTGATGAGCGTAAGATAAATTACGAATATGAGACGATAAAGATTGAGTGGGAAGACCTAGCATACCGTACCTATACTCCTGACTTTGTGTTAGATAATGGTATTATTATTGAGACAAAGGGACGGTTCATGGCAGCAGACAGGCGCAAGCATCTGGCTATCAAAAAGCAACATCCTAATCTCGACATCCGCTTTGTATTCACAAACAGTAGGGCTAAGTTAAGTAAGGGTGCCAAGTCTACATATGCAGAATGGTGTATTAAACATGACTTTAGGTATTATGACCGCATCATTCCAGAGGACTGGCTTAAAGAAAAAGGCAAGAATAAACACAGTAAGTTTATTAAGTTCTCTGAAACAAAAGTAAAAAGGAGTTAAGTATGGATATTAAACAGATGCTAGAACATGTACAAGAGGAAGACTTTATTATACGAGTTCGTCCATCAGCTAATAAAGATGGTGAATGGAATGGTGAAATAGATTTATCTATTATGGCTATGCCGGATAACCCATTAACTGACGATGATTACTGGCAGATAATGCACTTTTGTAAAATGCTATGTGCTACTGTTCCTGTCATGGAAGAAGTAGAAGAAATGCGTGATTTAGTACATACTTATGTTGTAGATGTTATTGACAACGACTTGGATATTGAGGTACAACTAGAGGATGATACCAAAGATGTTCAGAAGACTTACGATGGCAACATTGTTCGTCTTGACTTTAACACTAAAACAGGAGGGTCAGCGTAATGGACCATATAGGACATGAAGAATTTATGAGACAGATGGCTAAACAACAAGAGGATGCCTTTCAGAAGTCTGCCAAAGAAGTATATGGTGATGTTGATATGGTAAACAAACCACCTCACTACAATCAAGCTGGTGTAGAATGCATTGACGCATTACGTGCCGCATTGGGTGAGGGCTTTGAGTATTACTTACAAGGTAACGTAATGAAATACTTATGGCGATACCGTTACAAGAATGGTACACAAGACTTAGAGAAAGCTATGTGGTATCTTGATGCCTTAACAACGGAAGTAGAGGGGTTGTACAATGATTAGAGTTAAAGTCTTTATGACTATATCAGTTGACCCAGAAGAATACCCCGTACCTGCAGATGGTCAGGTCGGGGCAGAAATCGAAGAGGCCATAGAGGAATACTTCTATGACATTGACGGTGCTAATATCAAATCAATTAAAACAATAACGGAGTGACACAGACATGCTAAGTAATCATTTACCTACAGACTACCAGAACTTCATAGCGTTATCTCGCTATGCACGATGGAAAGAAGACGAACAAAGACGTGAGACATGGGGTGAGACAGTTTCACGATACTTTGATTACATGACTACACACCTCAAGAAAAACCATAGCTACAAGCTAGAAACTAAGTTACGTAACGAACTAGAGGAAGCAGTACTGAACCAAGACATCATGCCTAGCATGAGAGCCTTGATGACATCTGGCCCTGCACTAGACCGTTGCCATGTAGGTGCATTCAACTGTTCCTATCTAGCAGTAGATACACCACGTGCATTTGATGAGACTATGTACATCCTAATGTGTGGCACTGGCGTTGGCTTCAGCGTAGAGCGTCATAGCATTGAGAAGCTACCCATTGTTAATGAAGCAATGCATGAGACAGATACAGTAATCAAGGTAGGTGATAGCAGACCCGGATGGGCTGGTGCC